AGGTGCCATGACAGCCCAAAAGTTCACTTGGTATCAGGTAGAACGAATGCGACCCATATTGAGCGACTGGGTATCAATCATGCATTTTTTGCAATTCAACCCCCTACCCCGTATTCCGGGCCTTGTCACAGCATCGATAGCCTGTGACAGCAAGTGTGACAGGCTGCGACTGTAGTGCTGATCAGTGTTTCTGAAGCGGCGACCATCCTTCAGCTGACCAGCAGGGGCAGCCTGTACCGCAAAGTGAACAGCGGTGAGATGGCCCACGTGCAGGGCCCAGGTGGCGTGAAGCTGCTGGAGCGCGATGGGTTGGAGGACCGCTGGCATGCGGTGACCAGGCCCAAGGCCAGATCACCCAAGCCACGCAAGCCGGTGGTGTCAGTGCTTGATCGTGCGCCGGAGTCAGTGCCACCAGCTGCGCAGGAACGTGGCGAGGTGATCCCTGAGTACAACGAGAGTCGCGCCAAGACGGAGTATGAGCGGGCCAACCTGCTCGAGCTGGAGCGGCGGCAGAAGGAAGGGCTGCTGGTGGAGCGCAAGACGGTGGAGAGCACCTGGTCGGTGCTGGTGACCAATGCAAAGACCAAGCTGCTGGCGGTGCCCAGTCGTGCGAAGCAGCGCATCCCGCACCTGACGCTGGAGGAGGTTGAGATCCTCAACGACTTGGTGCGTGAATCGCTGGAGGATCTGGCGGGGTCTGGAGCGGAAGAATGACAGTGCTGGATCCGCAGCTGCTGGAACGCGGCTATGGCCTGTGGCGGCCACCGCCGAAGCTGACGCTGAGCGAATGGGCCGATCGGTTTGCGGTGTTGTCGGCGGAGAGCTCAGCGGAAGCTGGCCGCTGGAAGACGCTGGCGTACCAGAAGGGGATCATGGATGCCTTCACCGATACGACGGTGGAGATGGTGGTGTGGATGAAGTCGGCCCGGGTGGGTGCGACCAAGATCTTCAACCACGTCTGTGGGTATCACATCCACCAGGACCCGTGCCCGATCATGGTGGTGCAGCCCACGGTGGAAGACTCCGAGGGCTACAGCAAGGATGAGATCGCCCCGATGATTCGGGACACACCAGTGCTGCGTGAGCTGGTGAGTGAACCGAAGGCAAAGGATGGCAGCAACACCATCCTGCTCAAGGCGTTCCGTGGCGGGACGCTACAGATGGTGGGTGCGAACAGTGCTCGAGGGTTCCGGCGGGTCAGCCGACGGGTGGTGCTGTTTGATGAGGTCGATGGCTATCCGGCGAGCACGCCGGAAGGGGACCAGATCAAGCTGGGCATCAAGCGGTCGGAGTATTACTGGAACCGGAAGATCGGGATCGCGAGCACCCCGACGACCAAAGACTTCAGCCGCATCGAGCGGTGGTTCAACATGTCGGACCAGCGGCGCTACTTCGTGCCCTGTCCTGATTGTGGCCACATGCAGTACCTGCGCTGGCCGCAGATGAAGTGGGAGAAGGGGCAACCGGAGACGGCTGCGTATGAGTGTGAGAACTGCAAGGTGCTGATTCCGCACCGGTTGAAGCGATGGATGGTGGATCGCGGGGAGTGGCGTGCGACGGCAGAGGCGACACAGCCTGGCTTGGTTGGATTCCACCTGTGGGCTGGGTATAGCTACAGCCCGAATGCCAGCTGGGAGCAGCTGGTGCGGGAGTTCCTTGAGGTGAAGTCTGACCCGGATCAGCTGCGAACGTTTGTCAACACGTCGCTTGGTGAGTCTTATGAGATCGACTATGCCGCGAAGCTGAGTGCCGATGGCCTGATGGCACGACGTGAGGCGTATGGCGCTGGGGAGGTGCCGGCTGGGGCGTTGCTGCTGACGGCTGGTGTCGATGTGCAGGGTGGTGGCGGCAGTGCAGCCGATCGCCTGGTGGTCAGTGTCTGGGGCTGGGGGCAGGCAGAAGAATCATGGCTGGTGTGGCATCAGGAGATCCACGGTGACCCGACACAACCTGAGGTGTGGGGTCAGTTGGTAGCAGTGTTGCAGTCCACCTGGACCCGGGCGGATGGCCGTGAGATGACGATCTCTCGAATGGCGATCGACTCCGGTGGCCACGCTACCCATGAGGTGTACCAGTTCACCAGGGAATGGCGGCAGTACGGCGTGGTGGCGGTGAAGGGCAGCAGCAGCAGGGCGCAGGCGCCGGTGAACAAGGGCAAGCCGGTGGACATCAACTGGCGCGGGCAGACGATGAAGCGCGGCTGCACGTTGTACATGGTGGGAACCGACACGATCAAGACGACGATCTACGGCAGGCTGCGGCAGCCGCCACCGGGGCCTGGGGCGTTCCATTTTGGGATGGCTGCAGACGATGAGTTCTTCCGGCAGCTGACGGCAGAGAAGCAGGCGATGCGAACGGTGAAGGGTTTCCCGGTGAGGGAGTGGGTGAAGAAATCAGGCGACCGTAATGAGGCGCTGGATTGCCTGGTGTATGCGTATGCCGCATTGCAGCTTGAGGCACGGCGCTACAACCGGGCGACGATGTGGGAGCAGCTGGAGCAGGCACCACCACCGCCGAGGGTCGTGCCGGTGGTGAAAGCACCAGAAGAGGATGAAGATGGCAATCCGGTGGTTGGTCTGCGGCGAAAGCGTGGAAACTGGTTGGCTGGTAGTCGGTAGCCTGCGCTAGGAGGTAGATCGCATGGCTTTCACTCAGACGCAATACGATGATCTGACGGCTGCGATTGCCGAAGGTGTCACGACAGTGAAGAGCAACGGTCGTGAGGTGTCGTATCGCAATCTGAGCGATATGTTGCGGCTGCGCGATCAGATGGCAGCAGAGCTTGGTATTGCTGGCGCCGGCCGATGGCGCAAGTATGCCAGCTTCAAGAGGGACTGATGGCAAAACGTAAGGCATCCCGTGACCAGCTGGAGATTGCGCTGAAGACTGCGCAGAAGGAGCTGGCGATCACTCACCTGCGAGCGTTTGAAGCAGCAAAGGAAACTCGGCGCACCGAGAACTGGTACACCAAGAATGGCGGGCCCAATTCTGATATTCGCGTTGCGTTGAGCATGCTGGTGCGACGGCACCAGGACTTGATCGATTCCAATCCTTGGGCCAACCGTGCCATCAAGGTCATCTGCAACAACTGGATCGGTGATGGGATCATCGGATCACCGGTTGGTGCGTCGAAGCGTTACTTGGGCGCATGGAACGATTGGGCGGACACGGTTGAGTGTGACCATGACGGCAAGCTCAACTGGTATGGGCTGCAGAACCTGATCGCCCGTACGACGGCTGCTCGAGGGTCGTGCCTGATCCGGCGACGGGTGGATGAGACGATGATGAATCAAGGGCTGGTGCCCTTGCGGCTGCAGGTGATGGAGCCGGACATGCTGGACATGGGGAAGGACGACGGCAGCCGGATCAAGTTTGGCAAGCAGTACAGCATCAGCGGTCGGCTGGAGGGCTACTGGCTGCGGGACACGCACCCAGGGGAGACCGACTGGCGTGGGGTGAAGATCAGCTCTACCTTTGTGCCAGCCTCTGAGATCCTCCACACGTATGAGGTGCTGAGGCCCCAGCAGGCGATTGGTGTGCCGTTTGGGTCGTCGGTGCTGCTGCACCTGCGTGATGTTGAGGATATTGCGCAAGCGCAGCTGCTCAAAACAAAGATCGCGGCATGCTTCACAGCTTTTGTGTACAGCAATGAGCCATCAGAGTTTGATGCTGGCGGCAGTGTGCTGACGGAGTCGCTGGAGCCTGGCGCGATTGAGATCCTGCCTGATGGCAAGCAGATCACATTCTCCAACCCACCGCAATCACCGGATTACGTCAGCCATCAGAAGCACCATTTACACGCAATCGCGGCCGGGTATGGAGTGACGTATGAAGCATTGACCGGCATTCTGTCGGATGTGAACTTCAGCTCAGCCCGTATGGGTTGGATTGAGTTCCACCGCAACGTGGCGGCATGGCGTTGGAACGTCAGCATCCCGCAGGTGATGGATCCGATCCATCGGTGGTTCAATGATGCCGCAACGCTGGCCCAGGTACGCGGTCCACGCAAAGTGGTCTGGACGCCACCGCGGCGTGAGCTGGTGGATCCAGCGAAGGAGATGAGTGCCTTGATTGAAGGCGTGAAGGCTGGCTTCATGTCCCTCTCTGAGGTGCAGAGATCTCTTGGCTACATTCCGACTGAAGTGATGGACGAACTGCAGGCAGACATCGCCAATGCTCGAATCAAGGGGCTGTCCTTGAGTGTTGATGGTGGAGAGACTCAACCTCTTGGTGTTGAAGTTCCATAGCCTGACGGCATGGAACACAAACCTCCTTGTGATCTGCGTCGCGCTGCATTCCAGCCAGCGACACTGAACCGCGACAGCCGAACGATCGAGCTGACGTGGACGACAGGAGCACGAGGGCGTCGTGCGTCCTGGTTTGATGGCGACTGGTATGAGGAGCTCGATATGAGCGCTTCTGCCGTTCGTCTCGACCGGTTGAACAGTGGCGCTGCGCTACTGAACAACCATCAATCTGGTGACCTGTCCAACATCCTTGGGGTGGTGGAGAGGGCATGGATTGAGAACGGGGAAGGCCGTGCGCGTGTGCGCTTCAGTGAGCGTGCAGACGTTGATCCAATTTGGAACGACGTTGCAAACGGCATCATCCGCAATGTCTCGGTTGGGTATCAGGTCCATCGGTGGTCTGATCCCATTCGTGGTGCGGAGAAGGATCCCCCGACCTACAGAGCGCTGGATTGGGAACCAATGGAGCTCAGCCTCGTTGGTGTGCCATTCGACGCCGGTGCCCAGACCCGAAATTCAATCACGGACACTTCCATGCCCGATCTCCTGAAAAGCCAGGCCGGAGGTGATCCGGCCGTTGTGCAGCAGCCTGCGGAGCAGGTGCGCGCTGCGGACCCCAATCCCCCCCAGCCTGAGCCGGTGCCTGCCGCCGATCAGGAGCTGCAGCGCACTGCTGCTGAACTGCGTCGTGAGCGCGACCTGCTGCGCCTCGGCCAGGAAGCTGGCCTTACCGCTGAGCAAACCGATGAGCTGATCCGTTCCGGTAAGTCGGTGATGGACTGCAGCCGTGAAGCGGTGCGGCTGGTGCGGGAGCGACTGGAAGGCAACACGCCGACCATCGCCAACCCTGCTCGCGGTATCGAGGTCACCCGCGACCAAGGCGACACCCTGCTGCGTGGCATTGGTGAAGCCCTGTCCGCTCGGGTGATGCCCGGCAATCCCGTCAGTGACCTGGGCCGTGAGTATCGCGGCTACAGCCTGATCGAGTTCGCCCGGATGTACCTCGAGTCGCGTGGTGTCAACACCCGTGGGCTGAGCAAGACCGAGATCGTCACCCGTGGTTTCCATTCCACCAGTGATTTCCCGCTGCTGTTCTCCAACCTGGCCGGCAAGTCGCTTGACGCTGCCTATCAGGAGGAGCCCCACACCTGGAAGCCGATCGCCCGGCAACGCAACCTGCCCGACTTCAAGCTGGCCTCCGATCTCGTGATCGGTGGTGATCTCACTCCTGAGGTGCTGCTCGAAGGTGGTGAGTACCGCGCCGGCACGCTGAAGGAAGCGCAGCATCAGTGGAAGCTGGCGACCTACGCCCGCAAGCTGACGGTCACTCGTCAGGCGATCATCAACGACGACCTGTCGGCCCTCGAGGGTGTGCCCGAAATGCTGGGCCGTGGCTTCCGTCGTCTGGAATCCAACCTGGTCTGGGCCCTGATCACCGGTAATGCGGTGACCAGCGTCGACGGTCAGGTGCTGTTCCATGCCAGCCACAACAACACCGGCAGCGGCGCGATTGGCACCACGGGCTTCAATGCCATGCGGAAGGCGATGCGGAAGCAGACCGACATCGCGGGCAACACTGTCAACCTTGCGCCCAGCTACATGATGGTGCCGACGGATCTGGAGGCCACTGCTCTGCAGTTCCTCTATCCGACGGGCTTCATGCCGAGTGCCCGCGTCGGCGCTGATGGCCCTGTGACCGCGCAAACCGCCGGGATGCAGCTGATCGTTGAGCCGCGGCTTGATGGTTCGGCCACTCAGTGGTACGCCGCTGCGGCGCCTGGTGCGGTGGAAGGCATCGTTTACGGCTACCTCGCTGGTGAGGAAGGCCCGACGGTGACCACGAATGAGAAGCGTGATCCTGATGGCGTTGAGCTGCTGGCCCGCTTCGACTTCGGTTGTGCGGTGAAGGACTACCGCTTCATCTATCGCTCCTCGGGTACCTGATGGAGCCTGTTCTAATCAATCAACCTGAGGACTTCTTCCGATGAAAAACTTCGTTCAAGAGGGTGAGTACCTGCGGATGACGGCACCGTATGCCGTCAGTTCCGGTGGTGGCGCCCTGGTTGGTGCCACGTTCGGCGTGGCTGTGACCGATCTGGCCAATGCTGAGGTCGGTGTGTTCGCCCTGGAAGGGGTGTACACGCTGACCAAGGCGACGGGTGCCAGCACCGGCGGCGCGCAGGGCGCCAAGGCGTACTGGATCGCTGCAGACAAGAAGGTGACTGCTGCCTCGAGTGGTAACACCCTGATCGGGGTGTTTGCTGCCACCTGCGCCGATGGTGACGCGACCGCGAATGTGCGGCTGAACGGATCGTTCTGATCCTGACCTGGCCCCGGGAAACCGGGGCCTCCATTCTTCATTGAGGCACAGCCATGGGCGCTGCGGTTGGATTTCTTGGGAGCGATGGCAAGGGCCGGACGGTAAGCCCGAGCGATCCGCTGCCGATCGTCACTGGCTTCTCGATTCCGAAGCACGACTACGCGGAGCTGAGCTACACCGGCAGCGACATGACTGGCGTCACCTACAAGCTGGGCGGCACCTGGGACACTTCCACCAACATCTACACGGGCGGAACCATCGTCGGCCAGCTGGAGCTGGTCTACGACGGCGGGAACCTCGTCCAGATCGTGGAGGTCTGACCCATGGGATACCAGTTCAATCCGTTCACGGGCAATCTTGACATCGTTGGTGACGGCGGTGGTGGCGGTGGTGACGGTGGCGACATCACGGCAGTCACAGCAGGCACCGGCCTGAGCGGCGGCGGCACCAGCGGCTCAGTGACGCTGAGCTTGGCCAACACGGCCGTGACGGCCGGCAGCTACACCTACGGCTCGTTCACGGTTGACGCGCAGGGGCGGATCACCAGCGCCAGCAACGGCACAGCTCCTGTCACGGGAGTCACCGCGGGCACGGGCCTCAGCGGTGGCGGGGCCGGTGGAGGGGTGACACTCACCCTGGCCAACACGGCCGTGACGGCCGGCAGCTACACCTACGGTTCGTTCACGGTTGATGCCCAGGGGCGGATCACCAGCGCCAGTAACGGTACGGCTCCTGTCACCAGCGTGACGGCCACCGGGCCGATCAGCAGCAGTGGCGGCACCACGCCAACGATCAGCACCAGCATGGCAAGCAACCGCCTGTTGGGCCGCACTACGGCAGGGACCGGCGTTGCTGAGGAGATCAGCATTGGCACGGGCCTGAGCCTCACTGGCGGCACGCTGTCCAGCACGGGCGGTGGTGGTGGTGGCGGCACATCCCTGGATGTGCAGGTCTTCACGGCCAACGGAACGTGGACAAAGCCGGCTAATGCAGAGCTGGTAAAGGTCTGGATGGCCGGCGGTGGCGGTGGCGGTGGCTCGGGCCGCAGGGGCGCATCTGGCACCGATCGTGGTGGTGGTGGCGGTGGCGGTGGTGCTGCCTGTGTTTACTTTGAGGCCAATCCATCACGATTTAATGCAACAGAAGCGATTGTCATCGGAGCTGCTGGAGTTGGCGGCGCTGGGCCAACTACCAATGATACCAATGGCGCAAATGGCACCATAGGCGGCACTACAACATTTGCGGGCATTAACGCCGTAGGCGGCAACTTTGGCTCTGGAGGATCAACAACTGGCGGCGCCGGAGGAGCGGCAAGGGCATTTACTTGTTTCTATCAAGGGTTTGATGCCGCCCTGGCTTCTACTATTGCCGGCGGGGATGGATCCGCTACCGGCTCGGGTGGTACCATTTCCGCTTGCACGGGAATTAGATCAAATGGCGGCGGCGGCGGCTGTGGAATTACATCTACAAACACTAGAGTTGGAACAGGTGGTTCCTCGCAAGGAATTTCTGGCGGAACAATCGGCACAGTTTTCCCAGGCGGTAGCGCAATAACAGGAGACGGAAGTAATGGCCAAGACGGCAGCCTCATTCGTTATTTTGGTGTAGGTGGCGGCGGTGGTAACGGTCATCCAACCGGGTCGGGTGGCCGAGGAGGTGATGGCATTGCCTATGGCGCAGGCGGCGGCGGTGCAGGTGCAAGCCTCAATGACAATGTTGGCGGCAGAGGCGGCAATGGTGGACCTGGCGTTGTTGTAATCATCACCACGATCAAGCCATGAAAAGGATTGCACACATCGCCGATGGCTTTATCGCCAACATCTCCATCCTCCCGGATAACTTTGAGCTTCCCGTAGATACAATGCTTGAAAGCGATGCTTTGGAGCAGGGTTATACACGGCGTCCAAAGACAGAAGCCGAGCTGGCCGAAGAGTATCGCTTATCTCATCCGCCACGGTGGATTGAGTTTAGCGATGCGCTGCCAGTTGAGGTGGATCAGTTGCTAACTGCCGCGCAGGCCGTCTCGCCGCGTCTTGCGCTAGCGCTCGGCGTGGGACTAGGGAAAGCCGCTGATGGTGACAGTAGAGTATTTCTAAATGCCTGGCAGACGGCTCGTGGTATCGGCTTGGTGTCGCCTGAGCTGATGATTGGCCTTCAGGGATTGGCTGTGCAGTTTGACCTGCCTGCTGAGTTTGTTGCTGGCTTGGCTGCATCGCAGTAGTGGCTTCTCACCATCTCACCAACGGGCAGACGTGGACGGACACGAATACAGGCATCGCCTGGGTCTATTCCACCAGCACGAGTAGCTGGACCATCCAGTCGTAGTGTCCCCGTCTTCGGCCATGAACCGCCAGCTTGAACTCACTGCTGCCGCCGTGGCCCTGCTGGTCACCCTGGTGGGCGGGACCGTGGCGATCGAGAACCGCTACGCCAAGGCCCAGGACGTCAAGCAGCAGCTGAACAGCATGTATGCCCGTCAGCTCAAGACGCGGATCCTGGAGCTGCAGCTCAAGGCACCAGACCAGTTCACGCCGGCGGACCGGGCCATGCTGCTGCACCTGCAGCAAGAGCTGAAGGAAGCCACGCAGTAGGCGCCTCACGGCTACCGTGGACGGGTGACCTGATCCCATCTGGCCGGGTGCTGCGGTAACAGCCCCGGCTTTTTGCTGCGCCTTCGCAGACTGAAGGCACTGCGCATTCACAATGGCCGACCCTTGGGATCGATTGCACATGAGGATGTGGGATGCCGCATCCCGTCGCCTTGGCCGTGTGTCGGTGGTGGCTGGTGCTGTGACCACCACCGGGATGTTTGATCGGCAGTCTGAGCTCATCCTGGATGACCAGGTGATCAGTGTTGAGAATGCCCTCACGGTGAAGACCAGCGAGCTGGGCACCCTCAGCTATGGCCAGGCCATCGTGGTCGGTGGTGTGAACTACACGGTGCGGCAGGAGCCGATGCGGATCGGTGATGGCATGCTCTGCGTCGTACCGCTGCAGGCTGCATCATGAGCAGCAAGCGCGAGCAGATTCTGGCGGCGGTCGCCACCACCTTGATCGGTACCACTGGGGTGAGTACCAGGATCTACCGCTCGAGGCAGGATGCCTTTGCACGTAACGAGTCGCCGGCATTGGTGATCGAGCCTGGCAAGGACACACCAGCACCGGAGCCGATCAGCACCTGCAAGATTGACTGGAACTTCCTGCTGGTCATTGCGGTCTACAGCCGCGGTGCCATCCCTGACCAGGTAGCAGATCCAGTGATCAGCTCAATCCACACCAAGCTGATGGCAGATCGCAGCCTCGGCGGGCTGGTGATGGACATCTGGCCTGGCGAGGTCGACTATCAGTTTGAGCGTGGCGATCTACCGGCGCTCTGGACTGTGATGCCTTATCAAGTGCGCTATCGCACCAGTGTCACTGACCTGAGTGCATAGCGTGAGACTGAAGCTGTAATCGGTGACATGCCTACGTTGGATGAGAACTGGGGTCTCGGTGGTAGCTACCTCCTGGATCCTAAAACCGGAAAGCGCAAGCTCATTGAGCGGACAGCACCGGCACTCACTGCTTCCGACTCTGATCCCGAGGTGATTACTGATGGCACTGCTGTCTCGCAAACGCCTGATCCTGGCGAAGGCTGAGTCTGTCTACGGGACAGATGCCAGTCCTGCTGGCACTGATGCCGTCCTGGTGCGTAACCTCGACATCACGCCGATCTCGGCTGATGTGGTGAGTCGTGATCTGATCCGCCCGTATATGGGCAACTCAGATCAGCTGATCGCCAACAGCAGGGTTGAGATCAGCTTTGAGGTGGAGCTGGCCGGTTCCGGCACTGCAGGGACTGCTCCACGGTACGGCGCTGTCCTGAAGGCATGTGGCCTCAGTGAGACGACTGTGGCTGCCACCAGCGTCACTTATGCGCCGGTGAGTGCGAGCTTCAGCAGCGTCACGATCTACTTCAACGCTGATGGCCTGTTGCACAAGCTGACCGGTTGCCGCGGCACCTTCACGATGAGCTGCCAGGTGGGGCAGATCCCCGTGCTGCAGTTCCAGATGACCGGCGTCTACAACGCCCCAACGGATACCGCTGCGCCCGCTGTGACCTACAGCAACCAGGCAGCGCCGCTGGTTTTCCGTGATGGCAACACCTCGGCGTTCCAGCTGCTGTCCTATGCCGGCTGCCTGATGTCGGTCGACTTCAACATGGCCAATGAGGTGGCGTACCGCGAGCTGATCGGCTGCACCAAGGAGGTGCTGATCACCGATCGCAAGCCTGCTGGTACGGCCACCATTGAGGCACCGACGATTGCGGCGAAGGACTTCTTTGCGGCATCGCTGGCCACCACCACCGGCAACCTGACGTTCTTGCATGGCACCACTGCCGGCAACCGCGTCACCTTCACCGCTTCCCAGGTGGATGTCGCAAACCCCACCTATAGCGACACCGATGGGGTGCTGATGCTGAGCGTGCCGTATGTGGGGCTGCCGACCACTGCTGGCAACGACGAGCTGTCGCTGGCCTTCACCTGAGCCAGTTCATCCCACCCTCTACCTTCAACCCCCATGGCATTCACCCTGTCGCAGACGGCTTCGTATAAGTGGCCGGTCACCTTGTCGATTCCTGCCGATGGTGGGAAGTTTGACAAGTTCGTCTTTGATGCGGAGTTCCGGCGGTTGAGCCAGACCCGCATCCGGGAGATTGGTGATGCCATCTCGGCTGGTGATTCCGATGATCCCAGTGTGGCTCGCGAGATCCTCTGCGGCTGGAGTGGCATCAACGATGAGCAGGGCAAGGCCATTCCCTTCAGTGAGAAGGCCATGAATGACCTGCTGGATATTCCGATGGTGGCCACCTTCATCATGCGCGCCTGGTTTGCCAGCCTGAAGGGAGCGAAGGTAAAAAACTGATCGACGCCGCTGAGCATTGGGCTCGCGGCGGGAACAGCAGCAAGCAGTTGGATGCTGATGCTGCAGCATTCAATGTGACGATTGAAGAGGAAGAACCAGAACTGTTTGAGGTGTTCCCAGAGAACTGGCCAGTGGTTCAGATGTTCCTCAGGTTGCAGACCCAGTGGCGTGTTGGTGGTATGGGTTTGATTGGGTTGGATTATGGCGTCGCGCAGTGGCTCTTTAGCCTGTATGCAGTGGAAGATCCCACAGCCATGCTTGAGGATCTGCAGGTGATGGAAGCAGCTGTACTCATCAACGAGCAGGAGGGCTGATGGCAGTCAACATGGATACACTGCTGCGCCTTCGCGTTGCAGTGGATGGTGAGAACAATATCCGGCGACTGAGCGGTCAGCTGCAGGGCCTTGAGCGTGCGGCTGGGTCGGTGTCGAGTGGGTTCAATGCGATGCGTGCGGCATCGGCTGCATTGGCCAGCTCGGCGGTGGTGGCGGGGCTCACAGGGATCATCAAGAATGCGATTGATGCAGGCGATGAACTGAACAACCTGCAGATGAAGACGGGCATTGCAGCGGATGCCTTGCTTGGTCTGCGCGCTGCGGCAAAGCTGGGCGACGTTGATACGGCGATGCTGGCCAAGGGCCTCAACCGGCTGAATGTGGTGATCGCTGAAGCGGCGGCAGGAAATCAGCAGTCTGCGGACAAGTTCAAGGGCCTAGGCGTCAGCATCCGCGATGCCAGCGGCCAGGTGGCCAGCACTGATGTGGTGTTCAAGCGGCTGGCAGATCGGTTCCGCGACATGCCGGATGGTGCTGGTAAGGCAGCAGCAGCTGCGGCATTGTTTGGCACCAAGATGGGTGCCGAGTTCATCCCAGTGCTGAATGAAGGCAGCATGGCGATGGACAATCTGAACGTGAAGATCGGGGATGACTTCCCGGCGCGATCAGATCAGTTCAATGATACGCTCACGGTGATGGGCCTCAAAACTGAGGCAATGGGATTGGAGTTGACGGAAGCACTGCTGCCAGCTTTGCAGTCAATCCTTAATGAGTTCAGCAATCTGTTTGACACCAAGGAAGACTGGTCGCTGCTGTTTGACACTATCAAGATCGGCGTCCGCAGTCTGGCCACGTTTGTCTTTGCTTCAATCAAGCTAGTGGACCAGCTAATCAAGAGCGTGCAGACACTGGCTGGTGCCTTTGGTGCGATCACCGCCGGTGACTTTGGCCTGGCCTTCAACATTTTGAAGGAGCGTGGTGGTAATCAACTTCAACAAGCAATCGCAGATTTTGAATCTATCGGTCGGATGTGGACCGACGCTGCAGCCCCCCCCAGCAGCAGCCGTAGAGGTGGCCGCCAGGCTGATACGGCGACAATGCGGGGCATCGAGGATCAGCCCACTGGTGGTGGCAGCAAGGGTGGCAGTGGCACGCAGCCAAAGAGCCTTGGCGCTGAGATTGCCCTGGCGTTGAAGGAATCGCTGAGCCTGTCGCCTGCTCAAGCTGCTGGCATTGTCGGCAACTTCATGCGGGAGTCTGGCCTCAATCCAAGAATCAACGAGGGCGGCGCCGTAGGAATGCCTCGCGGCATCGGCGGCTATGGCCTGGCCCAGTGGACCGGCACCAGGCAAACCGATCTGGTGCGCTTTGCCGGTGGTGCGGCTAATGCCGGCAGCTTGGATGCTCAACTGCGCTTCACAATCAGCGAATTGCTTGGCCCTGAGAAGCATGCTCTTGAGATGTTGCGCACGGCAACCACCCCAGAGGACGCAGCCGTCCTGTTTGACAAGTTCTACGAGCGGTCAGGCATCAAGGCATTGGGCGAGCGCAAGGCCAATGCCCGGCAGGTGTTTGGTGAGATCGCCGGTACTGGTGCAGGCAGTGGACTGGCTGACTACGCCAGAGCTGAGGATGAACGCCAGAAGGCTCGCGAAGCTGCAAGGCAGCAACTGGAAGACTCCAAGGTGCTGCTGGCCCAGTCGGAGATGGATCTCAATATTCAAAAAGCTACAACTGACGAGCAGCGCATCCAGCTTGAATATCAGAAGGAAGCCACCCAGGTTTATGAGAAGTATGTCGACCTTGGTGCCAAGGCAAAGACTTCAATGGAGTGGCAAAACATCAACCAGGCCTACAACAATGAGATGAAAGCGCTGGAACTCGACTACGAGAATCAGATCACCGAAGCCCGCCAGAAGTCCTATGAAGCCACGCTTTTGCAGATTGAGGCGCAGCGGGAAGCTATGACGCAGATGGGTGATGCGTTGGGTGGCCAGGTCTTTGGCACGCCTGACATCGTGGCGCCTGGTGACCAGCAGTTCAGTCCCTTCGCTGGCTACGTCGAGGGCATCGGTTCCATGAACGAAGCACTCAACGGTCTGGCGACCACAGGATTCAAGGGCATTGAGGATGCCATGGTCAGCCTGGCCACCACCGGCAAGGCCAACTTCCGGGAGTTCGCTGCGGCCCTGCTGGAGGACACGGCGCGGCTGATCATCCAGCAGCTGGTGCTGAAGACGATCCTGTCCGCCATCGGTGGGGGTGGCCCCAGCTTTGGAGGCATCCCTGGGTTTGCGCCATCGACCGGCAACCTGATGGATGGATTCAGCGGGTTCAACCCTGGGGCCTTCTCCATGTCGGGCTTGTCCGGCGGGCTGGGCTTCTCTCCTGGTATTGGCTTTGCTCGCGGTGGCGTCTTCGCCCGCAATGGCATCGTCCCCTTCGCCAATGGCGGCATCATCAACCGCGCCACCCTGTTCCCCTTCGCCCGTGGCGGCACCTTCGGCACCGGCGTCATGGGTGAGGCTGGCCCTGAAGCGATCCTTCCCCTGAAGCGTGGCCGTGATGGCCGGCTCGGTGTTGCCGGCGGGGGTGGCGGTGACATCAACATCTCCGTCCAGGTGGATGCCGGTGGCACCAACGCAGAAGGCAATGCCGACACCGGCCGCCAGCTGGCCAACGTTGTCGCCAATGCAGTGAAGACCGAGATGATCCGCCAGAAGCGTCCTGGTGGCATCCTGTCCAAGTAACCAGCCATGGCCACCTTCACCTACACCCCATCGTTTGAAGCGACCGAGGCAAGCAAGCCTCGCGCCAAGAAGTTTCAAGCGGGTGATGGCTACGAACAGCGGATCCGGTTTGGCCTGAACACCGACCCCAAGGAGTGGCAGCTGGTATTCAAAGAACGCACCGACACCGAACGGGACAACATCCTCGCCTTCCTCGAGGCCCGTGCTGGGGTGGAGAGCTTTGACTGGACACCACCTCGAGGTACGGCGGGCAAGTTTGTCTGTGAGGATTGGCAGGTCACCTTACGATCCTGCAACTTCAACACGATCAGCGCAACATTCCGTCAAGTGTTTGAGGCGTAATGGCAGTTCCCTATTCAGAGCTCCAGAAGCCAGCACCCAGCAGCGTCATTGAGCTATTCCAGCTGACGCTGAATGCTGCGCAGCATGGCGTCGACATCACCTATAACTTCCACGCGGGCACCAGTCTGGTGGCCAATGGTGATCTGGTCTTCAATGGCGTCACCTTCACGCAGTATCCCGTGGAGGTGGATGGCTTTGAGTATTCCGGCAATGGTGAACTGCCACGGCCAAAGATCAGGGTGAGCAACATTCTGGGCACGATGACCGCCTTGATCCTGACGGTGCCGCGGGGGCTGGAGGGCGCCAAGCTGCAGCGGCTCAGGACAATGGCGCGCTACATCGATGGGGTGAACTTCCCCGGTGGTACCAACCCATTGGGCACGCCAGACCCTACGGCTGAATTCCCGCGAGAGATCTACTACGTCGACCGCAAGACGGTGGAGAACCGTGAGGTGGTTGAGTACGAGCTGGCCGCTGCATTCGACCTTGCTGGGGTCAGGGCACCGAAGCGGCAATGCATCGCCAACCTCTGCTCATGGGTGTACAAGTCCGCAGAATGCGGATACACCGGTGCCCTGCCGACGTGTGACAAGACCTTTGCAGCTTGCCTGCAGCATTTCGGTGGTGGCGTTGACCTGCCGTATGGCGGATTCCCTGGCGTTGGAGCCTATACGCAATGAACTGGCGTGATGCTGCCCTCGAGCATGCGGTGGAGGCTTCACCAGAGGAAGCCTGCGGCCTGGTGGTGGTGGTCAAAGGTCGTGAGCAGTATCACCGCTGCCGCAATCTGGCGACCAACCCTCACGACCAGTTCATCCTCAACCCCGATGACTGGGCTGCTGCGGAAGATGCCGGTGAGGTCATGGCTGTGGTCCACAGCCATCCATTCACCCCACCGGCACCATCACAGCCCGATCAGGTGGCATGCGAGCGCAGCGGCCTGCCTTGGTACATCGTCAACCCCACCACCGGGGAATGGGGCGGCTGTGAACCGTGCGGCTATAAGGCGCCACTGATCGGGCGATCGTGGGCCTGGGGCGTGACTGATTGCTGGACGCTGGTGCGGGACTGGTATCAGGAGCATGGACTGGAGCTGCCGGACTGGGAGAGACCGCTGACCCCAGAAGAGTTTGAAGCGGCACCGATGTTTGAAGACTGCTGGAAGAAGGCAGGCTTCAGGTTGCTGCTCTCTGATGAAATGATGCAACCCGGTGATGCTGTTTTGCTGAACATTGGCGGGATCAGCTTGTCACCCAATCACGTCGGAGTGTATGTTGGTGATCAAATGTTGCTACATCATATCCGTGGCAGGTTGAGCAGTCGTGATCTGTATGGCGGCTGGCTGCAGAAGTGTACGGGGTTGGTATTGCGTCATTACAATGCAGATAAGCTAAAGCTAGGATCATGCTGACCAAGATCCGAGTCTATGGTCGGCTGGCAAAGTTCTTGGGCCAGCGATCGTATGAAGCTGCCGTCTCCAGTGCAGCCGAAGCGGTGCGTTTCCTGCTGGCCAACTTCCCGCATCTGGAACCTGAGCTTGCCAAAGGTCACTATCGCGTCACGGTTGGTACCTACGACCTGAGTGATCATGAGCTCCATGATCCCTGCGGTCAGCAGGAGATCAAGATCATCCCGGTGGTGGTGGGTGCTGGTGCCATCGGTCGGATCGTGGCTGGCGTTGCCTTGATTGCGCTCTCCTTCATCCCAGGTGTTGGTGCATTGGCTGCTCCATTGCTGTTTGGCATTGGATCTTCCTTGGTGCTTGGCGGTGTGGCCCAGCTGCTGACCCCAGTGCCAAAGCTGATCCAGCCTGGCAACTCAGGCAATGACACCGAGAAGGATCCGCGCAAGAGCTACAGCTTCTCAGGTATTCAGAACGTCAGCCGGCAGGGTGTGCCGGTGCCGATCGTCTACGGCGAGACCATCGTCGGATCGGTCACAATCTCGGCCGGTATCGACACCATCCAGGTGACCGGATGACCAAGCTGATTGCCGGTGACGGTGGATTCAATCGTGCGGCAGCCAGTGCCGTTGGCTACAAGGGTCGTCAAGCGCAGGGAACACCGAATACTGACCCTGACAGTCTCGACTCGTCGCAGTACGCCACGATCCTGGACCTACTGAGCGAGGGAGAGATTGAGGGCCTTGTTGGTGGTGCCAAGGGGATCTACCTCGACAACACCCCACTGCAGAACCCTGATGGCAGTCTGAACTTCACCAACGTGCAGGCGGATGCACGCAACGGCACGCAGAACCAGACGTTCATACCTATTGCCAGTGACATCAGCAACGAGATCCCGGTTGGTGTGGTCGTGCTGGAGAATACGCCGATCGTGCGTACCATCACCGATCCAACCGTTGGTGCTGTTCGTATCACCCTCTCGTTCCCGCGGCTGGAGCAGTATCAAGCAGATGGTGACATCCGTGGCGTAAGTGTCCGCCTGCGGTTGTCGGTGCAATACAACGGTGGAGGCTATGTCACGGTCATTGAAGACACGGTGAGAGGTCGCACTGCTGATCTCTATCAGCGGGATTACCGGATCACCTTCACATCAAACGTGAAGCCGGTCGACATCAAGGTGCAGCGGCTGAGTGAAGACAGTGCCAGCCCGCAATACGTTGATGCCTTCCAGTGGACCAGCTACACAGAGCTGACCTATGGCCGGCTGTCGTATCCGAACAGTGCCCTGGTGGCGCTGCGGATCAATGCGGAGCAGTTCAGCAACATCCCATCCCGGTCGTACCGGATCCGTGGCATCAAGGTGAAGGTGCCGACCAGCGTGGCGTATGTCGACCAGACCAACGGTCGGCTGGTGTATGCCAGTGGCCCATGGAACGGATTGTTCACTGCTGCGGCATGGACCACGGACCCAGCTTGGATTCTGTACGACCTGCTGATCAGCAAGCGGTACGGCTTCGGCGATCACATCATCGAAGCGCAGCTCGACAAGTGGGCGTTCCTCGCAGCTAGCCAATACTGCGCCGAACTGGTGTCCGATGGCTTCGGTGGTGTTGAGCCACGCTTCACCTGCAACGTGGCGATCCAGACCGCAGAGGACGCCTACAAGCTGATCTCAGATATGTGCTCGGTGTTCCGTGCCATGCCCTTCTGGAGCGGTGGTGCGGTCACCATCAGCCAGGATCGCCCGGTCGATAGCTCATACCTGTTCACCCTGGCGAACGTGGGGGAGGACGGCTTCACCTATCAGGGCAGTTCGCTGAAGCAACGGCCGACTGTTGCCGTGGTCTCCTACCTGGACCTTGAGAGCCGGGACATTGCCTATGAGGCCGTGGAGGACCAGGCCGCCATCGCTCGCTATGGGGTGGTGACGACCGAGATCTCCGCATTCGCCTGCACCTCCCGAGGGCAGGCGCATCGCATCGGCGAGTGGCTGCTGTACTCCGAGCAGTACGAAGGCGAGATCGTCACGTTCACTACCTCGCTGGATGCTGGCGTGATGGTGCGCCCCGGGCAGATCATCGAGATCGCCGACCCTGTACGTGCCGGCACCCGTCGTGGTGGTCGCATCGTGGCGGCCACCACCACCACGATCACGCTGGATGACATCACCAGCATCAGTGCGCTGACCAGCGGCACCATCTCGGTCATCACCCCCAGCGGTGGCGTCCAGAGCCGCACCTATGTCAGCCGTAGCGGCAGCATCGTCACCGTCACACCAGCCTTCAGCGTGGCGCCCAACGTCAACAGCGTCTGGGTGTGGCAGACCAACGACGTGCAGACCTCCACCTGGCGGGTGCTGGGCGTACAGGAGCAGGAACAGTCGCAGTACACAATCAGCGCATTGTCGTACAACGTCAGCAAGTACAACTACGTCGAGCGTGGCGTGCCGCTGCAAGCGCGGGACATCACCAACCTGAACATTGTCCCGCCACCTCCTGCGGCACTGTCGGCATCGGAGACGTTGTATGAATCCAACGGTCGCGCCGAAAGCAAGATCGTCGTGAGCTGGCGTTCAGTGTCGGGAGTGTTGAACTACCGCTTGCGGTATCGCTTTGGCAATGATAACTGGGTCACGGTTGATTCCAGATCAGCCGTTGACTACGAGATCACCAATAGCCAGCCGGGTATTTATTCCATTGAGGTCTACTCTCTCAGCCCCGCCAATATCCCATCACGTACTGCAGCGCAGCTCACGGTCAATACCTACGGCAAGACGGCACTGCCAGCCAATATCACTGGGCTGAACCTGGTGCCGATTGATTCGGCCAGCGCCATTCTGTCGTGGGATCGCGCCACTGATCTGGACGTGGTGTTGGGTGGCAAAATCCTGATCCGCCATAACCCGCTTCTGGTTGGTGCGACATGGGAGCAGAGCGCCGAGATCGTTGCCGCTACGGCTGGCGGCCAAACCCAGAAGCAAGTGCCATTGCTGGAGGGCACGTACCTGGTGAAGGCAGAGGATGATGGCGGGCGCCGTTCTGCTGCTGCTTCAACGGTGGTGGCTGATCTGCCGACCCCACAGCCAAGGCTGCTGGTGCTCACCTACCGGGAGGATCTGGAGACCCCACCATTTAGCGGCAACACGACGGGGATGTTCTACTCCGCCGACCAGTCGGGCATCATCATCTCCGGTGGCATTGAGGTCGACTCCATGGCCACTGATGGCAACTGGGATGGCCTGGTGTCGATCGATGCTGTGGGTGGCATCAATGCCAGTGGATCGTATGAGTTTGGCTCCACACTGGATCTTGGTGGTGTGTATGACATCAACCTGCGGCGCATCCTTGGCATTGCGCCCTTTGTGCCAGGTGAGCTGATTGATGACAAGACGGCCAATATTGACGACTGGACCGGCATTGATGACCTAGCACCGGATGATGTCAACGCTGCGCTCTACGTTCGATCTACTGCAGATGATCCAAGCGGCACGCCAACATGGGGTGAGTGGCAGGAGTTTGCCAATGCCATTGTGCGTGGTCGTGGCTTCCAGTTTCAGGTCGTCGCTACTTCCGCTGATCCGAGTCATAACATCTCGATTGAAACGCTTGGCGTAGAGGTTGAGCTGCAGCAACGCATCGCTGAACCGGCGGCTGTGATTACCAGCGGCACCTCCACCTATTCGGTCTCCTTCGCAGCACCGTTCTACCAGGCGCCGCAGATTGGAATCACTGCGTACAATATGGGGACAGGTGATTACTTTGCCATCACTGCAGTAACACGCACTGGCTTTGACGTTACCTTCAGGAACTCTGCTGCCACTGTTGTCAGTCGGCAATTTACCTATTCTGCGATTGGTTACGGCCGGGAGATCATCTAATGGCACAAGCAGACCTCAACGTCGCCAACGCATCTGGTGCTTCCTTCCGGCAGGACATCAACAATCAGCTGCTGGCCTTGGGCACCCTGCAGAGTGGCGCCTCCGCACCGAGCACGACCTACGCCTACATGCTGTGGGCGGATACCGCAAACGACCTACTGAAGGTCCGCAACAGCGGCAACAGCGGCTGGATTGAGGTCGGCACCCTATCGCTGGAGAACTGGGGCTTTGGCCGATTGCGGCTGGAGACCACCAAGCTGACCACCAGCGGCACCTCTGTCGACTTCACCGGCATCCCCAGCTGGGCAAAGCGGATCACGTTGAGCTTGGCTGCTGTCAGCCTGAGCGGCGCCAGCAACCCCGTCGTGCGGCTGGGTGACTCCGGTGGCATTGAGACCAACAACTACCTGGGCGCCACCTCCCTGGTTGGCCCGACGACCACCACCGGCTCCTATGCCCACTCCTCCACCTCTGGCTTCAACCTGCTGGGTGCGACCCCATCGGCAGATACTGTCGATTTCCACGGCTCCCTGATCCTCACGCTTGTCGAGGCATCGTCCAACACCTGGTCCTGCATGGGCAACATGGCGCGGACTGACGTGATCCAGGTGAATCAGATTGCTGGCAGTAAGGCATTGTCAGCCACGCTTGATCGCATCCAAATCACTACCGTCGGCGGCGCCAACACCTTCGACGCTGGTAAGGCCAACATCATCTATGAAGGTTGAGCTGTCTTCATAGCCTGAAGGGGACCTAGGCCACTTGTTGTGGACGACACCAGCCACCCATGGACAAGCGCCTGGCCACAGCTCTTGATCTTGGTAGCCGCATCCTCCGTGATCGCTACGGGCGGGATGTTCATATCGACCGTGGTGGGCCAGGCCAGGCTGGAGACCACCCTGTCGACGCTGCTGCGGACGGTGGAGGAGATCAAGGTAGACCAGCGGGATTGGCGCAATCAGATCGATCAGCGGGTGCGGGCCTTGGAGGTGAAGCAATGAAGCGCCTCGCGGCCTTGATCGGTTCCGCCTCGCTGCTCAGCGTCGCGATCGGCAGCGTCTACCTGGTCGACTGCCGCCGGCATGCTCGCGGCCTGGACCAGATCGATCGCTGTTATCTCACGTCGTTGCCGCTGATGGGTATCGGCACGGCAGGTGCTGGTGCCTTCCGCATTGGCTACAACACCTTCAACCCTGCCCTGCGGAAGAAAGAGGAGGGTGAAGGATGAGCACCAAGCAAACCGTCCGGCTGCTGGATCTGTTCCGCTACTACAAGGGCTTGCCACATCAGATGGCCGCCATCACGGAGCTGCAGGAGGCCATGCCGGCCGGCTTGCTCAGCCGTGACAACGGCTGGTTCAAGACTTGGAGTGTCGACGGCAAGCAAGCACCAGAGCCCGCATGGTGGGCCTCAGCCCGTGGCATCGTCTCTGAGTTCGAGGGCTGTGAACTCACGGCCTACCCAGACCCTGGTACCGGTGGCGACCCTTGGACCATCGGCTATGGCCACACGGGGCCTGAGGTGCAGCCAGGAATGAAGATCACCAAGGCGGTCGCCGAGGACTACCTCCGTCAGGATCTGCAGGATGCCGCTGATGGTGTGTTCCAACTGCTGTCGCTGGCGATGGACTGGCGACCGCAGCAGCAGGCGGCACTGATCTCATTCGCGTTCAATGTCGGCCTTGGTGGGCTGGGCGATTCCACCCTGCGGCGCAGGCTGCTGGCAGGGGAGGACCCGGCCACTGCCGTGAAGGAGGAACTGCCGCGGTGGAACAAGGGCGGCCATGGCGTGATGCCTGGGTTGACGCGGCGCAGGGCGGCGGAAGTGGCCCTGTTCTGCTCGCAGCCTGCCCTGGCCCATGCACCGCAGCAACCAGCGGTGATCAGGCACAACTCACCGTTCACGGCACGGCTGACGCCGAACGTCACCCTGGGCGACTTTGCCCTGCAGCAGGATGCCAGGCGGTTTCAGCAGCAACACCAGGTCGATACGGCGGCGCTGTTGGCGAACTTCCTCGAGCGGGTGAAGCGCAATCTGGGCGGCACCATCGTCATCACCAGCGGCTACCGTCCGCCGGCCATCAACCGATCGGTCGGTGGTGCTTCTGCCAGTGAGCACCTATTTGACGCCCCGGGCGTTGGGGCGGTGGACTTCTACCTTGAGGGTGTGGACATCAACAAGGTGCAAGCCTTCTGCGATCGGTACTGGGACTATTCGGTCGGCTACGGCGCTCCCAAGGGTTTTGTCCACTTGGGCATCAGGAAGGGCAAGCCTCGTCTGCGCTGGGATTATTGAGGCACTGGCAGCCCCTTGCTGCGGCATAGCGCACGCAGCTTCTCAATCGCTCGCTGGCCGCAACGATCCCGGCAGCAGACACCACCGCAACACACCTGCCACCACGGCTCCCCTTCAATCTCCACTACCTCAATCCGTGGCTGCTCCGCAGACTGGTTCATGATCCCATCGTTCATGTCTCGTGAGCTTCTCGAATTGGATGGTCCCGGAACTCAGTCTGACGATGGAGCTTGGACTGGAAGCGGCCAGGCGTGAACTGCACCAGATGAATCGCGACGAAGCAATCGCGATGGCCGATCAATTCATGGGTCGTTCTGTCATGCAGGAGGTCTGCCTGCGCAACAGCCTCAAGCGGGTGGCAGAGCTTGAGATTCAACTGGCGATCATGCAGGCTGATCCCTATGTCAATGGCAAGACAAGTTGCCCGGGGCAGGAGCGCACCCGACGCCATGGTATTCGCGGGATGTGGAGCACGCTGGCGCATGCCATCGGTGCTGGTGGCAAGGGTGCAGCAGGTGAAGCCTGAACGGCACCCAGCAGGACCCCTAGGCGATCGCGGGCATCACTGATCAATCCTTCCACCTCCCGCATCCGTAGGCCCTCTATACGGGCCAGAGCGGTGATGGATTGCGGGCTGCCATTCAAGCCGTAGTGCCCCATTACCAGCCGCTGCTGCAGGGGATCCAGTGTTGTGATCGCTGCAGTCAGGTTCTCACGTCGCACCAGATCATCAAGCTGATCGATCCAGTTCCCTTCACCATCGGCTAGCAGGCTGCCTAGTGGGCTGTGCTCATCGTCACCTGCGGCAGCATCCAATGACGCACATGGCATGGCCATCTGCAGGATGGCAGCCAATCGATCTTCGGTGACGCCCATCCGGTGGGCCAGCTCATGGCGTGATGGCCGGTGGTTGCCTTCTGCCGCAAGCTGCCGCGTTGCCGCCAACATCTGACCCCAGACTTTGGGATACGTGGTCGGCAGTCGAATCGTATGGGACTGGCCATCGATCGCATTGCCGACCCCTTGGCGAATCCACCAATAGGCGTAGGTGGAGAACTTGTAGCCGCGTGCGGGATCAAACAGCTCGACGGCACGGATCATGCCCAGGTTGCCAGCCTGCACTAGGTCCATGAACTCGAGTGAGGTGCGACGACCGATGCGTTGCACGACATGGACCACCAGCCGGAGGTTGGCGCGCACCATTCGATCCTTGGCGCGCTTGCCGATGCGCTTCACGCTGCGTGGTGCGTGCTCTGACCCGTCGGGATGATCGAGCCAGGCACGCACGGCATTGCCAAGGGTGATCTCTTCTGCGGCGGTCAGTAGCGGCTCACGGCCGATCTGATCTAGGTACCAGCTGACATCAGACCCTTCGGCTGTCGTCACGATCGCGGTACCTCCGGACGTTGCGGCTCCTGCTGTTGCCTGCGGATGTGATCAGCGAATGCCACGCACACCATTTCGGTGTGAGTGGCGGGCTTGGTGGCGTAGCTCAAAGCCCACCAGCGGCGGAACTCAGCAATCAGATCGGGGTGGGTCATTGCCATTTGAAGAGCAGCCAGATGATTGTGAGCATGTTGAAGACGATCGACAGCATCAGCAGGCGATGCATGCTGCGCAATGTCGTGATCGGTACCAGCCTGGTGCGACGGGTATCAAACAGCGGAAGTTCAGCCATTGCTCTCCAGTAGGTAATCAAGTTGCAGGCATAGCAGCTGCACTGTCGCTGCTGTCTTGGTGGCATGCACCAAGGGAGTGAGCTGGCCATCAGCGAGCTTGTAGGCGGCTGCCGACTGCTGGGCCCGGGATAGCTCCCGGGCTTGCTGCAGCAGCTCACGCGCACCGCTCAGGGCGTCGTGAAGAGTCATCAGAACGGCGGCTCCTCATCACCGAACTCATCAACAAACTCATCGGCCTTGGCAACGGCATAACCTTCCTGCTCGTCAAAGCCGTCCACACCGTCATCAATGATGTACGGCACGAAGTGGACCACTTGGGCAGCGGTGATGATCAGGCTGATGCCGCAACCTTCAGGGCGATCCCACGGGTAGACCTTGAAGGCAACGATCAGCTTCGAGCCGTTGCCGATGGCAGCGCCATCCCATGGCTGCTTTTTGGCGTCCAGGATCTTGGGCCCTGGCGCCGTGCTGCCGTCGCGGTTGGTCAGCTGCTGCGCCTTGAACTTGGCGATCAGCAGGTTGGGATCATTCTTGTCAGGCTTGAGAGGAAACCCCTTGTCACTGCGGCGCTTCTTGGTACCGTGCTCCGCGGTGAACACCTCCTCGAGCTTGGCCTGAAATGCTGCCGTCTTGGGATCGCTGGTGGGCAGCACCAGATCGACCGACCATGCCAGCGGCTTGTCAGGGTCCATCTGCTGCCGGGGCTCCACCAGGTACGCCCAACGGGCCAGCGCAAGCGGTGAATACAGGATCTTGGATTCAGTCATCGGAGTTCTCAAAGGGGAAGAGGGGTTGAAGGCCAGCACCAAGCCGCATCAGGTGATGGGCAGCGCCAGAGATTGAGAGGCCATGCCGTTCGGTCAATGACTGGATGGCAGCCCATACATCAGGTCGCACGCAGGACTGCAGGTAATGACGACCTGGGGACCGGCGCGAGCCATAGGGCACGGCTTGCTTTTTGCTGTCAGTCATCAGCAGGTGATGGCAGAGTGATCAGCGGTCATGCCGCCACTCCCTGGAGCTCCAGCTCATCCAGGAATGCCTGAACGAATTGCTGATGCTGCACCTGGGTGATGAATCCCGAGATGGTGCGAGCCTCGCGGTCGATATTGAAGTGATTGCGGAACTCGATCGTGAACGACTTGCGGGCATCAGGGCTCATCGCCTTGATCACCGCAATGCAGGTATCGCGATCAGCAGCAGACAGCAGCTGCAGGTTCTCAGGCAGCACTTCGGTGTCGGGTGATCCCTCGCCAATCAGATCAGCTGGTGCCTCGTCGGGTTCGGCAATGGGGTCAGGCGCTGCAACTTCAGGCTCCGGCTGGGGCTTGGCTGCTGCCTTGGGCGTAGGCGGTATGACGGTGGGTTGCGGCTGCGCAGTAGCAGCTGATACGGCAACGCGAATGCCCAGCAGGTTGGCCAGCAGCTGACCGGTCAGCAGCTCATTGGCATCCTCGGTAGGAACCGTTGAGCTGTGGTCCCAGCCGCTGCGATGCAGCAACCGAACGGTCAGGTCGTCGTGGCTCACCTCCATCGACCAGGCAAAGCCCAGCTTGTAGGCGGGCTCCATTGCAGTCACGACATCGTTGATGTCGAAGCTGGCAGCCATCGGCGCAGTCGCCTGAAAGGCTGCGAGGTCGGCAGCCATGGATCCGTAGGCAGCGATCCATGAGGTGGGATCGGCGGCGCCGCCCCCGAGGACGGCGGGTGGTTGGGGCATAGAGGGCTAGTGCTGCGCAGCCCTTAGCGGCTGCTGAGACGCACCTTAGCGGCATCTGCTGCGCAAGCGCAACCCGGCTCACCTAATGCGCAGTCACAGCACCGTGCTGGGATTTCAGCCAACTGTCCTGCCCCATGGGCCCTTGCAGCCCTGCGACGGTTAGTTTCTTTCCAATGGCAGGTCTTGCAATTTCCATTGCTGTAATGCTTTGGCAGGCAACCAGCCGTTTTCCCATGTCGCCTTCAGTTCCGCTGCGTCATACAGCGCATCGGCTACCAGCAGCTGCGTCAGCCGCCGCCGGTGTTCCTTTGGGATGTGGCGCCCCAGGGCAGCAAGCGCTTCACCTGGATCCAGGTCGTGGGTGAGCAGCGCATCCTTCCATTCCTTGCGCCACTGCTCTGACAGCTGACGTGCTTGCTCTTCGGTGATCCGCGGCACTGGTTCAGGCTCCGGGCTGGCCAGTTCCTCTGGCACCGCCAGTAGGCCCACGGAGCAGGACCAGAACTCAGTGGGTCCCCACGGCTTGCCGTTGCTGTACGCAATGGGCTTGGACAGCTCCAGCTGATCCATCAGCCCCCTGGAGCGCACGGTGCCCCAGTCCTGATCGGCAACACGGCAGTTGAGCTCGGCCAGGTGGAAGAGGGTTGCCGGTGTCAGGTTGCCCTGCTTGCCGTGCTCGATGTTGGAGAGGTTGCCCGGCGCGATCGCCTTAAAGCCGGCCTCCTTGCCCCATTGCGAGGCTGTGTACTGGGTCCAGCCATTGCGGATCCTCCAGTTGCGGAGCATGCCGCCGAAGCGTCGCAGGGCATCGTCGCGCTGTGCTGCGTACTGCGCAGCAGATGGTGGTCTTGGTGTTGCCACTGTCCAATCGGAACACTGTTAGCTGACGCTAAGACGGAATCGGGCGGACGAGTCAACCCCGGGCCGTACCTCGTTTCAACCTCGTCGCTGCCATCCGAAATGCGCTGCATCGCAGCGGATGCAGTCCCGTAACGCCCTGTGTCGCGGGTGGTGTGCCAGTCGGCTTCCCGCCCATCGGCTTGATCTACCCCCCCCCCCCCCCCACTGCGCGTAGCATCTGGATCTTGCTGCGCAGTCGCAGTACTGCCGGTACCACCAGGGAGCAGCGCGATGAGGCATCACCAATCCATGGGTCTGTCCCTAGGCGAAGCCCTGAGCAGGATTGCTGATCGCGCCCTAGCGCAGCGTGATCGCGACCGACTCGCTGCCACCAGGCCAGACGATCGAGCGGATCATGTTGACCATGACCACGCGCAGCTCCTCATCCGTCGCTAGTTCCAGCGTCGCTGGATCCTTGAACAGCTCGCTCAGCTCACTGGTGTCCGGTGCAGCCTGCTGGACCGTGAGCAGCGCCAGCTGGGCACGCTGACGATCGATCAGTTCCTGCACCCCGGGCAGGTGGGCCACCTGCTCGAGGTTGGCCAGGTCGGCGCGCAGCTGCTGCTGCTCTGTGGTTTCCAATTCTTCGGTGCGGCCGGTGGCCTGCGCCAGCTGCTGGTGCCGTTGGGTCAACGCTTCAATCACCAGACGGCGCACCACCTCCACACGGATGCCACGACCGAACCAGTCGCAATGCCGGGCCAAGCAGGCCAGTCGGCAGGCGCGGCCTTCTCGGCATTGCGTGTGCAGATTCTTCCCGCACTGCTCGCAGGCCACCAAGCCGGTGAACAGACGCACACGGCGTGCAGTCTGGCCACGGATGGTGGAGCGCACCTTGAGCATCGTCTGCGCACGCTCCCATTCCCCCCATGTGATGACCGGCTCCACCTTCCCCCATTCGCCGCGGACAGCACCGCGCAGCATCGGGTTCTGGATCCAGGTGCGCACGCCCCGGGTGGTCCATGGCATGCCGGTGACCTTCACCCAGCCGCTCACGTTCATCTCGAGCTCCATCAGCTGGAGCCACATCACCCGTGCCGCCTCGAAGTGCTCAGGGTGCGGCAGCACCTGGCCGTCGACGACGCAGTAGCCGAACGGCACCTTGCCCGATCCGTAGTGGCCAGCAGCACGGCGGCGGGCGATGCCATCGCGCACCTTGGCGCCGATCAGCTTCGACTGGGCCTGGTTGACCACTGAGATCACGCCGGCCGACACGAAGCCGCTGTAGGACTCGGCCTCGATCACCCCACCGGTGAGGGCACGCACGGTGACGCCTTTCAGGGAGCAGGCATTGAGGAAGTCCAGGTCATCACCAGATCGGCTGAGGCGCGACTGATCAACGACCAGCACCTCGGTGACCTGACCCGATGCGACGATGGCCCAGAGCTCATCCCAGCCGGGTCTGCGGCCTCGATAGGCCGAGGCTCGCTCCACGATCACCCGATCGCAACCAGAGGCAAGCAGCTGCTGCTCTTGGCCCTCGATGCTGAGATCCTGCTCGATCTTGGTGGTCGAAACCCTGGCGTAGCCGACCTTCACGGGCACCTCTGACCTGTTTGCCAAAGGTACTAGAGAAAGCTGTAGATCCTTTGGCCAGCATTTTCTGCTAGGTTCGCCCCATCGGCAGCGCGAGGCAAGGCCCGCCGCCGATCACCCCATCGCCCGGCACTGGCCGGAAGGATTTATGACCACCGCCGCATGCTTCGTCGTCTGGATCGCCGTGCTGCTGACCCTGCCGTTCATCCTGCTGCTGAGAGCCACCGAGAGCCGTGAGCAACGCGCACGTCGCTGGCGGGCCGACGGCTGGACCCAGCAGCGCATCGCCGATCGCCTCGGTTGCAGTCGCACTACGGTGAGTAGGATGCTCGCGGCCTGACCGGTCCTCGCCAGTCATGGATCTCTATCACTACCGCGCCGATCTGGTTCGCGTTGTTGATGGAGACACCATTGATGTAGCACTGGACCTTGGCTTCAGCCTGCGTGCACGTCACCGGTTGCGGCTGCTGGGTGTCGACACCCCAGAGCGGGGGCAGCCGGGCTTCAGCGATTCGACTGCCTTCGTGCAGCAGCGGCTGAGCAGTGCGCAGGAGATCATCATCTGGACCGTGAAGCGCGACTCGTTCGGCCGCTGGTTGGCGAACGTCTGGGCCGATGACCAGCTGCTGAATGACGAGCTGGCCGCAATGGGCTGGGGCGCACAGTTCTGATGATGATCACCATGGGCGATCAGTACGCCTGAACCACTTATCAATGGGATCCACTGCAGCGCAATGGATCTAACTCGCTGATACATCCGTTCACCCCTGTTTGTGAACGGATGTAACGCAGGCCAGTGTGACACCTGTGGAAACTCTTTTTTCCTCAGGTACGCCCGTACTGTTTTGGGCAGATCCATTGCGCTGCAGTGTATTTCAGTGCCAGTGTGCGTGTACTACCTGCCGTCGTTTGGTATCAAGTTGCTACTAACTCAGCCGCCCCTTGTGCCAGTTGGGGGCCAACCCGTGTGCAGCGAGTGTGCCAGTTCTGGCTTATGTGTGCCACTACGTCACAGGCACAAGGCGGCCGGATCGACTGCGCTGCAAAGGATCTGGCCGAACTTGGTACGCCCGTACCACTCTGCGGCTGGGCGCGTGACGTGACGATCTGGTGCACAGTGGTGGGGTCCCACCGCACCAGATCACATGGGCGTCCTCACCGACACGCTCCGCTCCACCCTCCGCGATCTCGCGGAATCAGATGCGCGGCTCTACCGCGGGCTCGCCACCGAGCTGGAACCCACGGTCGACGACCTGGAGTTCCAGCCGGCGCTCCCCGCGGACGAGATCGCGGCTGCCATCGCGCTGCTCGAGGCGCACGGCTACACGGTCACCTGCGGGTGACCGGCCCCACGGGGCCCTGCGGGGCCCCATCACTGATCCCCGCCACACGGCACGCCATGAACCACGCCACCACCACCACCGACACCGACGCCCTGCTGGCGGAGGTGGACGCCCTGCTGGATCAGGCCGACGCCACCAGCGCACGGGTGGACGCCCTGCTGGACGGCTGGGCCCCCCGCCCCACCACCGGCCAGCGCATGACCGCCCTGTGGGAGGGCGTGGAGCAGCTGCGCCGCTGGAACGACCAGGACGAGGCCGAGCAGGCCGACCTGCTGGCCGAGATCGAGGCCCTGGAGCAGGACGCCTGAGCGGCCCCCACGCGCCCCTGCAGGGCGCCTCAACGTCGCGCCCCGTGTCTCACACCGTCACGCCCTCTGCCACGCCTCACAGGCGCTCCTGTGCGCCACTCCGTCACATCACCCCGCCACGCATGCCTGATCGCAGCACCATCCGCACACGCCGCTACCGCGCCCGCCTGCGCGGTCTGCCCGACCCGGCCGCCCCACAGCCGTGCCCCGGCTGTGGCCGCCTAGTGCGCAGCCGCCGCACCGCCCCCCTGTGTTCGTTCTGCTGGAAGCGATCGCCGGCAGGACGAGAGGTCAACCGTCAACGCATGGCGGCCACCAGGGCCCAAGGCAAGGCATCACTCAATACGGAGGGATCCTGATCACTGCCATGATGAAGACATACGAAATAGGAACCAACATGCTTCGCATCCTCATAGCTCTCGCTGTCCTCATGCCATCCACCGCGATGGCGCAATGGGGCTACGATCCGAGCCAGAGTGCAGCCGCTGCATACTGCGCCGCACGACAGGCGGGGAAGTCCCACAGGCAGGGTGAGAATGCTGCACGCAATGCCGTCGTCAATGCCACCGGTGGATCGTTTGCCAACCAGCTTGGTGCGATCCTCACCGGCGGCAGGCAGGCGATGCAAACCGCCAACTACCTGGCGCAGAAGATGTGTCCAGAGTGGTTTGAAGGCAGCAGCACCGTTGCATCTGACTACCGGCCGATGCTTCCGGCCAATGCGGCATGCATCAATCCAAAGGAAGGAGAAGATTGCGTGATCCGCAATCCGTTCCAATAAAAAAAGGGCGGTCCCACAACCGCCCACCACCCTCTACCGCTTCACGGTAGGTACGGCTCAGATCCGGGCCAGCGTCACCCGTTCAGGCTGGTTCTGGTACTTGCCAGCACGACCCGCGTAGGTCGTCTCGCATGGTTCACCCTCAAAGAACAGCGCCTGCACAATGCCTTCACCGGCATACACCCGACAGTCGGCACTGGACGAGTTGGAGAGCTCCAGGGTCAGGTGGCCGGTCCAGCCGGCTTCGCCCGGGGTGGTGTTGGCGATGATCCCGCACCTGGCGTAGGTCGACTTGCCGATGAACAGCGCCGTGATGGTGCGAGGCAGGGCGATGCGCTCCACCGTCACGCCCAGGCCGTAGCTGTGGGCCGGGAGGATGAAGTAGGAGCCGCGCTCGAGGTCGTGGTGCAGCGGCGCTGGCGAGAGGTTGGCCGGGTTGAAGGCTTTGGGATCCATCACCGTGCCAGGAACGTGCTGGAAGGTGAAGAATTCCTGCGGCGACAGGCGTAGGTCGTAGCCGTAGGAGGAGCAGCCGTAGCTGAGCACCTTGGTGTTGTCGACGGTGCGGATCAACTCAGGCTCAAAGGGACTGAGCATGCCGGCCTTGGCTTGGGCGCGGATCCAGGAATCAGATCGGATGGTCATGGGAGATGGGACCAGAGCTTGCGGGTGACGATGCGGGAGACGGTGGCGGGAGCGATGCCGTAGGTGGCAGCGATGTGCTTCTGCGAGGTGCCATTGGCAGCCAGCTCACGCAGGCGGCGGACATCGTCCTCGGTGAGTACGGCGGCGCCGTTGGCTGTGCCGCGGGCCACCGGGCCGAGGCGGCGGCCACCAGGCTTGGGGCCCCGCCTGGAGAAGACGACGGGATCAACCGTCGGCTGATCGTTGGACCAGGTGACAGCACCAGGCGGGAGGGGATACTCCCGCGACTGATGGGTGTACCAGCGATGGCCGCAGTCTTGGCAACGGCGGCGACGTAGCAGGTTGCCGTTCTCGAGGGGGCGGGTCGTGATGACGAGGATGCGGTCAGTGCGGCACTGGGGGCAGAGCACCTTGCATGTGGGTGATGCCATCAGATGTGCCGCTGCCTGGCCCACCGGCGGATGCGATTCTCGCGCTCAAGCAGTTCCACCCGTTCGCGTGAGGTGAGCCGATCCAGCGGCACCCGCTCGCAAATCGTGCCCTCTGGCAGGTAGTGATCCAGCCAGGCGAGGCCGTGCTCAATGGTGTCGGCAACGATGCCCAGGGCCGCGGCGAACAGCCCAGCAGGGGTGATCAGCACGAGGCGCAGCAACAGCCATGGCCAGATGTTGCGCTCGCGCAGATAGGTTCGATCAGTCATCGTTTCTCTCCTCACTACAAGGGATTGGAAAGGCGTAATGGGGAAGCCAGTGGGTCCAGCCACCTCCGGCAATAATTCGCTTGAAGGTTTCAGTGCCAATCCCCAACATGCTGATCTGAGCCCATTCCCATCCGCCGGCTACTTCTTTGGCGGCCCAGGCCCATGGCGTTGCGTCTGGCTCGTCAGGCCACGGTGCGCAGTCCTCCGGCCCCGGCAGGCGCTCGCTCACCGGGATGGGCTCGATGGCGGGGCGGCCCCAGCGGGCGAGGACGGCGCGAATCTGGTTGATGGTGTCCTCTTTGCTGAGAGCTTCGTACTCGGGCATTTCCCATGCCTTCCACAGCTCCTCATCCGTCGGCCCCACCGGCAGGGCGGCGGGGCGGCCCCAGCGGGCGAGGACGGCGCGGGCGATCTCCAAAAGCCCTTTGGCGCTCTCCTCCTCATTGGCGCCGTCAACACCAAGCATGAACTCGTGTTCGGCGCACAGCTCCACAACGTCATCAAGCGTCGGCCCCACCGGCTCGGGCTGGGCCTCCAGGGCGGCGCGGGCGCTGTTGCAGAGTCGGTCGTTAAAACGCAGATCGTCAAGCTCAATCTCAAGCGCCTCCAGCAGCTCAGCGCACAGCGCACGAAAGTCGGGCGGGGTTGTCATGATGCAGTCTCCAGTTCGGCGGCGATGTGATCCAAAAAGTCTGAGGCCGCTTCAATTCCTTCCATGTACTTTGGATGGCAAATGTCGCCAATCAGGCTCATCATTCGATCTGAAGCAGCGCGAAGGGCGGCGGCGGCAATCTCACCGGCTGGGGCAGGGCAGATTTCGCCTACCGCATCCAGCACCGCCTGAGCGGCAGGCGATAGAACCATTTTCGTGGCGTCAGGAAATTGGTCAGTCGTGGGTGTGTTAGCCATTTCGGTGTTAGTGGTTGTCACTACGAGGGAAACAGTCGCTGTTCAATGCACTTGTCGATCTCTTCGATAGTTGTATCGGCTGGGCGAAAGCGACCCAATACGACCCAGCTAAGCATCGGCGGAGCGTCGGAGACATAGGTAACGGATAGAACACAGCAGCCGGCATCTTCCATACCTTGCGCAGTCATTAGAGCGCAGAAGTCGCTCTTTGCGTGTCGAAGAATAATAGACATCAGTCAAGCCCTTTCTTTGGTGGATGCAGAGAAACTATCACACTGGCCCCAATAGCTTGTGCTGTGTGCAGTAAATGAGATTTAGCCATTAGTCTCCTTCTTGAGTGTGGTTGCCAAAAGTATCAAGAACAGCCCGAGCAATCTCGCAGAAAGTCTCAGGGCTGATGTAGTTCCAGTCATGCTGCTCAAAAAAGGCGACCAACTCCTCATCTGTTGGCCCCTGCGGTGCAGGCTTCCAGTTCTTAAGTCCTTGCATAGCTTGATCTCTTAACAGCTCCCATAACGGTTGCTCAGCCATCGCTCAAGACCTCCTGGTTAGTGTGTTCGGTCATTTGTAGAGCCAATCAGGGATCACCTTGGCGACTCGATCGACGCGGGCCAGAAGCCAGCGACCAAGGGCAATGGCGACGGGCTTTACGATCGCTTCCATCACGATCAGCGCCGCAAAGGTGTCGGCTGCGACGTGTAGGTCAGTCATGCACCCTCTGCCATTGAACGGCGCCTGCGATCTGCTCACATGCCACGACATGGCAGCCATCAGTCAACCAGTCGTCGCAGAGCAGGTTGAGCAGCCTGTCGCGCATCCAGTGCTCGGCCCAGTTGTCTAGGTCGAAGTCGCGCATCAGTGGATCGTTGATGTCGATCCCGATGCAGTAACGGCTGATGGTCAGCTCCGGGGCATGGTGCGCGACGGACACCAGCAGGTGGACGTAGGGGCTCACAGCTTGGCCTCCCGCTCTAGCCATGCCGCTGCGGCGTAGCCGATCTCGTTCTGCCGCATCCAGGCCGCCACCTCACGAATCGCGGCGCGGGCGCCAACTGGGTCGTCAGGGGTAAACGGCTTGTGTAGGAAAACGTCAGCCACCCGCTGCACCAGACCATCAGCAGGCGGCGCATCCGGCATGGCTCGTTCGTTGTCCTCGTCCTGCTGCCGGTCGTTGGCGGCAGCCTCTAGGGCCTCGATCCGCTTCAGCTGGTCGTCAATCCAGCGGCTGTGATTGTCGATGTCTTCGCCCCAGTCCAGCGTGGCCAGGCGCATCGTCTCGTACTTGCCCTCCAGTGCCTCGATCCTGGCGCGGAGTTCTATGAGGCAGGCGGTCAACGTGCCGCCCCATTGCTCAACGTCGGCCCAGTGTTCAGGCGTCGCCATCACGCCACCTCCTTCGCAGCATCCAGCAGCCGACCGGCCACCTGATGGGCAGTGAGCGCAGGGCAGCGGTTGGCCTCAGCGATGATCTCGGCCGCCAGGTGCTCGAGCACCGCGGCCAAGCAGGGCGGGCCGGGATCTTCCAGTGCTCCAGTGCGTTCCAGTCGGTCGTCGTACACATCAATGCAGCGATGTAGTAATCCAGTCATCAGTAATCCTCGGGAATGGGTGAATAATGGTGATGCTGCAGTCAACATTTCATGGCTGCCCTCCCCACTTGATTCGCTGCAGTTGCCCAATGCTGGTGGCACGTAGATGCACCGTTCGTGCTCCTGCTCGCATCCGATGCGCTGCAATCGGCTTGAGGCACACACCACCGGTGAAGATCCCGCGACTCACCAGATAATCAATCCCATTGAGTCGCCACACATCACCCAACCTGAACCGATCTGCGGTAGGGCTCTTGGGCAGCCCGGTGAACTTGGTATCGGTCATGGCTTGGCCTCCATCAACTGCTTGGCGGCAACCAGCAGGGCTTCCAGCTCCTGCAGTTCCAGCCGCACGGATTGATCGTCTTGGGTCAACACCAAGAACTGACCACCGCCTTCATCATCCAGCCGTATGTGAGAGACACCCACGGCAAGGATCGGATCTTCACCCGTGGGATGCACGCTCATGGCAAGAGGGCTGATCTTGTAACTGGTCATGCCGCCACCTCGGGCATGGAGAACAGCGTTGCCGCTGCACCCTCTGCCTGCTCCAGGAACTTGGCAGCCTGCCTGGCGTACTCAGGCTTCAGCTCGACGCCGATGTACCGCCGGCCCATCTTCACTGCCTGGTAGCCCGTGCTGCCGATTCCATTGAACGGATCCAGCACCAGGTCGCCGGGGTTGCTGTACAGCGTCAGGCACCGCTCAATCACATCCAGCTGGAGGGGGCAGATGTGGCGTTCATCCTGCTGGCCCCGAGCCATTCGGCCATTCAGCACCTTGGTCTGATTCACGTTCATCCAGACCGGTGATGCCAGCTCCTGCCACTGCGACACCGGCAGATCAGCCGGCTGATGCGTGATCGGATCCGGGTTGGGCTCATCCTTTCGGAAGAACAGCATGTAGTCCGGCATGCCCACCCTGCTCATGCTGCTGTCCTTCTTTAGCTGCTTGTACAACAGCCCCAATGCCTTGGTGCGCTGCATCTCAATCACAGGATCCTTCCAGATCGTGCATCTGGCGTGATACACAAATCCAGCAGCCTGATGAGCACGGATCAGGTCACCACCGAAATCATGCAACCCAATGAATCCATCCTTGCCCTTTCGTGCTGGCAGGTCTGAGCAATGGACGCAAACGATGCGGCCAGGCTTCATCGCTCGATACAGCGCAGCGCAGAAGAATCCATAGTGATCCATGAACTCGGCATGGCTGCCGCAGTTGCCCATGTCTCGCTCAGAATCTGAATAGACGAACAGATCAGAGAACGGTGGCGAAAAGATCGACAGGTCAATCAGGCCCTCAGGCAGGCCGGTCATGACCTCAATGCAGTCAGCGAGGTAAACCGCCCAGCTGGCGCCCTGGTAGTCGGGGGATAGTTTCATGTGAGGAAAGATGGAAGCGATACATCAGCAGATCGCGTGTAGATCTTTTTGCTTGCAGCGGTCTGGAATCCAACCATTGCCTTGGCCATTGCCTGCTTCATCCGCAGGTGATCAGCTTGCTTGCGTTGCACATTGGACCAGATCGAGGATTCCGTGTCGCTAATCACGACATGGCAATCCACTGGATTGCTCTGGCCAAACCGCCATGCACGTCTGACGGCTTGGTAGTGCTGTTCATAGCTGTGGCTGACGCTGGCGAACACCACCGTGCTGGCGTGCTGCCAGTTCAATCCCAACCCGGCCAGCTTGGGTTTGCTCACGATCACCCGGGCCTCGCCAAAGGTGAAGGCATCCAGCGCCGCAACCTTGGCATCAGGTGGCATGGAACCATGCACCTCGATCGCCTCCGGGATGGCGCGCGCCAGAGCGGTGGATTCATCGTTGGTTTCGCACCACACGATCACCGCACCTGTGGCCTTGTTGGCCACCTCAGCGGCAGCAGCCACCCGCTCAGCCAGCGTCAGCCGCTTCTCCTTATGGATCGTGGTGGCAGACCCATCTGGGATGCGAAACAGCATCCCGTCAGGCACCTCGGTCGTGATGTCAGCGCTGACGGTATGCAGGTGGTACCGCAATGGCGGCAGCACAAAGCCATCGTCATCACCGCCCAGGTCTGAGGGCAACGTGGCTGCCCGGGACCATGACGCGACCCACTGCCAGAAGTCCTGCTGCGCGTGGCCCTTCAGCCGCCACTCCTGGCTGGCGGTAGCGGTGTCGTTGACGAACCACCGGCACAGCATCTCCATGCTGCCCAGCAGCCCAAGGAACTCGGAATGGTTGCCGAGCTCCATGTGATCGTTCGGGGCTGGTGTGGCCGTGGCCGCCAGCCGATACGGCGTACCAGCGAAGGCATCGCACAGCAGCCGCTTGGTGGGGCCTGAGAAGCTCTTGAGGATGCTGCTCTCGTCCAGCACCACCCCGCCAAACAACGTGGGGTCCAGCTTCGGCAGCCGTTCGTAGTTGGCGATGTTGACGCCAGCCCATACATCCTCTGGCTCACGCACCACCTTGGCCTCAACACCAGCGGCCGCACATTCGCGTTGCATCTGCCTGGCAACAGCCAATGGTGTCAGGATCAGCGACGGCTTGCCTGATGCAATGCGGAACTCCTCAGCCGCGCATGCCTCGATGCGGGACTTGCCCAGGCCAGTGTCGAGGAATGCAGCAGATCGACCTTTCTCGCAGGCGAACTTAAGTGTTGCTAGCTGGTGTGGGAACAGATCCCACTGGCCGGTCATGGCAAACCCATCAGATGCTGCAGCGGCACCTTTGGAGGCAATGAACTCCCGATAGCGGGCGATGGTGGCAGCAGTCATCCCTCCACCTCCTGCTGCTTCCAGGCTGCTGAATGCGCCCACGGTTCCCCGGGTCGCACTGCTTGCCATGCCATCAACAGCCCCGGTTGATGGATGCCCCATCGCACCAAGCCATGCAGATCACCATCAGCAGCAGTTGGCTGACGGCTGATAATCCAGCGGTTGCGGTCGGTCATGGCCGTAACCCCTGCATGTGTGCCTCGACATGGTCCAGGATTGTCTGCGGCACCATCGGCGACTGTGGTACCCATCGCTTGTTATCCCAGCCCTTACGGGTCCACCGCGCATACTTGATCAACAGGTTGCGGCGATAGTTCCACTTGTGGAATCTCACCACCAATGGATCGGAGATCTCACCCGGCTGGCGTTCAATCTTCCATTTCACATTTCCGCTGGATCCACACTGATAGATCACTTGGCTCATTGCCCTTCCTCCCGTAACGCATCACGCAGCGTCCGCAGGCTCAACGCATTCAGCCCACCTCGAGCCAACGTCTCCAGCTGCAGGTCAATCATCCGCAGCACCCGCAACCGTTCCTCCTGTTGACCCAGCAGGAATGCCAGCTGCACTTCCTCCTGCTGGCTGATCTCTTCCATCGCAGCCGCCAGCTCCTGCTCACGCTGCTCAAGCCGCTGCTCATACTCCCGCAGTTCATCCACCAGGGCGCTGATGTTCATGACGCCACCTCGAACGTCCAGCGGCCACAGCTCTTGCGGCCTTCACGTCTGGCCAGTGACACCGATGAGTAGTCCAGGTGCAGCGCTCTTGCTGCAGCACTCTGAGAGGCGTAGACCTGACCGGTCTCGACGCACCGCACCGGCACCACATTCGGCCGATGCTGGTACTGGCTGAGCAGGTCCACCAGATGCTCACTCTCGAACAGCTGCAGCAGTCGCCAATGTTCAATGCCACCGAACATCTCAGGATGCTTCCGGGCCCACTTCTTCAGGTCCTCCCGGCGGATGTAACACCGCCGGCCGATCATCAGTCGCTTCAGGTCCTGATGCCGCATAAGCCATTTCGTCACGCTGCCGGTTGAGATGCCCAACGTCTCGGCCACACCTCCAGTGGTGAGCCAGGCACCAACCGGCAGGAACGTCTTGCCCAGTCGTTCCGCCTTGGTATCCAATGACGCATCACTGCGTTCCACCCAGCCGCGTTGACCAGCGATCTGCCGGTACTGCTCAAACACCAGCAGCCGCGGCATGTCGCCCAGCAGCTCCTCCAGCAGCTGTGTCTCTTCCTTGGTCCATGGGGTACGGGTCATCGCGCCCTCCGCATCGGCTTGGCCTTTGCCTTCACCCGCTCCTGCAGCGGCAGCACCGCCGAGGCGATCAGCTCCGGTTCAGGCCATGCGACAGCCGACTGCAGCCGTACATCCAGCTGATGCCGCTGCTCTGGCGTGAGCATGTCGAGCGGTTCGATGATGTTGCCGTCAGTCGTCCAGTTGCGCTGACAGCCCCATTGCCAGGTGCGGCCATCAGGGCTCACCGCTTCCTGCGTGTGGTGCAGACCCTGCGTGGCATCACGCCATAGCCGCACACGCCATAGCGCTGAGGTGGTGAACTCCAGCGGTCCACTCACCGGGTCAATCGGTTGATCCAGGATCACAGCGGACTGTGGCTGCGCAGCAGCAGCAAGCACCACACTGATCTCCTCCGCTGTGCAGCGGGTTGGGGGCTCCATAAAGAGAGAGGCAGAGGCCAGGCGCAGCCCTGCAGCAGGTCGACCGAGGCCGCCGGCTGGGTTGCGTGGTCACAACCTATCCCATAGGCTGTGACTGCGCAACAATCTCACATGACTGCATCCGGCCCCGGTCCCGTCTCCTTCACTCTCTTCAGTCGGCACCTCGACTGGCTGGACGCCAAGCGGCGACACGGTTCCCTATCCCGCTCTGCTGCCCTCCGTCAGGCCCTCGATGCCCTCATCGCCATCGATGCCGCCGGTGGTGCACTCCACTCTGCTGTGACTGCGCAGCATGACGTGCAGGGGCATGGCTGATCCCTCGGTTCAGCCCACCACGCCCCACCACGCCACGTGATGCTCTCTACCGCCCTTCTCGCCTCACTTGAGGCGATCGATTCCGATTGGCGGCTCATCCCGTGCGATGACCGCAAGCGACCCGTAGATCCCACCACCGGGCATCCATTGGATGACTGGGTGTCGCATGCCGCCACCCTCGACGAGATCGCCGGCACTGCCGCCTCGCCCCACGTCCATGCGCTCGGCCTGGTACTTGGTCCCATCTCCGGTGTGCTCGCGGTCGACTTCGATGGCACCGGCAGCACCGCCACCTTCCGCGAGGTTTTCGGCCGTCCGCAGTCCGATCTGCCGCCGACACCCGCCTGGTCCTCTGGTCGCCCCAACCGCCGGCAGCTCGCGTTCCGCGTGCCCTTTGAATACTGGCCGCACCTTCGTGGTCGCCGCTTCTGGCAGCGCGATGGCCGCACCGTCCTTGAGCTCCGCTGGGCAGGCCATCAGTCCGTCATCGCCGGCGCCCACCCGGACACAGCCGGCTATCACTGGATCCCCAATCGATCGCCTTCTGATCTTCAAGTTGCCGACGCACCCGACTGGCTGCTGGAGCCACTGATCAAGCCGCCGACCGAATCACCCGACACCGACTACGAGCCATCAGCAGGCGACGCGCAGCGTGCCTTGGAGTTGCTCCAGCACATCCAGCCCCGCGATGACTACAGCAGCTGGCTGTCGATCGGCATGGCACTCCATTCCGCCGATCCAGGGCTGCTCGATGCCTGGGTCAGCTGGTCGCAGGGCTGCAGCAACTTCAATGAAGACGAGTGCCGCGCCAAGTGGCCCAGCTTCAAAGGCCGCGGCATCACCACCGGCACGCTCCATTGGTTCGCCTCACAAGACGGCTACCTCGCGCCGGCAGCGCCTGAGTTCGAGTGGAACCCACCGGATGACCTGCTCGACGATGAGCCCCAGGGCCAGCAGCAGGCACCCGACACCGGCACCACCGACACCCTCACGGAAGAGATCGAGAATGCCCGTGAGCGGCTCCAGCAGCAGCTGGCCAATCTCGACGCATCCATCAACCTGGCGCTGATCCTTCCGCCACGGCTCGCGCATGCCCTGATCAGCAAGGCGGAATCCATGTCAGCGGATCCGTCCGCCTTCCTCGGCCCTCTTCTCACCGCTGCGGCCTCCGTCGTCGGCACCAGGGCCAAGGTGGTGGTCAACCCCGGCTGGTCTGAGCCATTCGTCATCTGGGCCGGCAACATCCTCCCGCCATCGGCGATGAAGTCACCCATCCTGGGTGCCATCGCTGAACCACTCGTTGCTCGCCAGCAAGCTGGCCTCAAGGCTCACCTCGAGGAACTCCGCCAGCTGCGCCGCGATGGCGAGAAGGACCCGGACATCCCGCCACCACGTCGCTGGCTGGTCAGTGATGCCACCTACGAACGCCTCGCGCAGATCTGCGCCGAGCCTCGCACCTACGGCATCTGGTCCCAGCAGGATGAACTGGCCGGCTGGTTTGAACGCCTCGATGCCCGCCAGTCCGCCGGCGCCCGAGCAGGCTGGCTCAGCCTCTGGGGTGGTGGTGCTGCCCTGATCGATCGCAAGGTGGCCGCCAGCTCCATGGCGACACGCTCTGCCGTCTCCCTCTTCGGCAACGTGCAACCCGAGCGGCTGCTCAACATGATCGAGGCCCAAGGCGACGATGCCGCCGCTGCCGGTGATGGCCTATGGGCACGCTTTCTCTGGTGCCGCCCACCGCAGCGCGTTTGGTCGTACAACCCCAACGGCCTCTCCATCTACTCCTACCTGTCCTCCCTGGTCGCCTCGCTTGATGGCGTGCCCCAGTCGCTGCAATCCGACGACGACCCCAATGCCATCGGCTTTGAGGTGCGCCTACCTCACGAGGTGGTGATGGAGCTCGCCGCACCCACCTGGGAGACCTGGGCGCAGGACGCGATCGGCTCCACTCCCGCACGTGCGGCCTTCCTCGGCAAGCTGCGCGGCTACTCCTGCCGCCTCATGGGCATCCTGCAGATGATCGAGCTGGCGGAATCCGCCCACATGGCCGGCTGCCCACTGTCGACCATGTGCGAATGCGATCCGAGCAGCGGCGCCTGGTTCATTGAGGTGTCGCCCGCCATGGTCGGCTACGGCCTGCTGCTGTCCGATTGGTACCGCGCCCAGTTCGATGCCATCTCTACCGAACTGGGCTCCAGTGAGCTGCGCGCCCCTGTCGCCCGGTTCCTGCGCCTCGTGCGTGAATCCGGCCGGCAGGAGGTCACACCCCGCGACGTGATGACCTGGCGGGTCTTCGGTCGCCAGAAGATCGACTCAACCATCGCCCTGCGCTTCCTGCGCCAGCTGGTCGAGGTCTATGGCCATGGCGCCATGAAGGCCGGCAAGAGGAAGGGGTCGATGGTCTGGGTTGCGAACAAAGAGCCTGAGGCTTGACAGTTGTGACTGCGCAGCCGTTATAGTGTGTATGGCGGAACAAGGAGGGCTGCAACCCTCCCCGCTCCTGGCCCTCGGGCCAGCCTCGCTCGCCCAGCCCTAAGGCTGGAACCATCATGGCTTTTACCCTCACGACCAAGGAGGCCGCAGCACAGCTGCGCCTCAGCGAGTCCACCCTTGCCCGCCTGCGTGCCGAAGGCGTGCTGCGCCCTGGCGTCCACTACCGCGTGGCGGGCCTGGGCACTCGGCGCCCTCCCCTGCTGTGGGATGCCACTGCAGCAGATCAAGCACTGGCGCAGCGCAGCCGTCGCGTTCTCCATTGAGCACGTCCAACTCCTACTACCTGTCTCGCGAATGGCGGCAACGCAGACAGCAACGGCTTGAGATCGACAACCACCAATGCCAAGGCTGCGGCATCACAGCCGCCCAGCTGGACGCTCTTGGCTGGCCACCTCTCCAGGTTCACCACAAGAACGCCGGCCCACCGAACTACACGTACCCGTCATTCGGCAACGAGCTCATGTCAGACCTCCTGACGCTCTGCTCTGAATGCCATGACGGCATCACCAATTCAGTCCGGCGCCAGCGGTTCAAGTTGGACCCCAAGAAGCAAGTCGATCCGGTTCACCTTCCCCCGCCTTCCCTTTCCATTCCATCAGCAACCCCAAAGCAACATGTCCAACCTTCCTTCTGTTCAGATCCGGTTTCAGGGCGTGAGCCCACTGTTGTGCCACAACGGTCAGAC